TCAACTCTGTTTTTGTGCTAGGTTTCTAGGATCGAACTGGTTAAAGTGTTTTACTATGCTATTTTCGAGTTTCTCGGTAACATGACCATAAATATCACTAGTTGTTCGAGCACTGGCATGTCCAGCTCTTCGTTGAATAGCACTGAGACTTTCGCCAGCTTCCATAAGGAGAGCAACCATAGTATGCCGCAAGTCATGAAGACGAACATCTTTTAGACCGTACTTCTTTTTTATTTTAGTCCATTTTGCAGTAGGGGTTGTATAGTAGTAAGGTTTTCCTTTACCACTGTGAAACACATATTGATGTTCTCCGCCTTCCCATGCGTCGCCAAGCAACAATTTTTCTTTTTTCCATATGCGATAAAATTTAGCCAATTCATTCATATAGAAATCAGGCATTTTGACGAATCGTTGAGAACTTTTTGACTTTGGTCTTTTGACATGAGGCTCTCCATTAATTGTTTTAGAAATTGATCTATTTACGTATATTCCACCTTTGTCCCAATCTACATCCAAGTGCCATTCACAGGCAAGAGCCTCCCCTCTACGAAGCCCCCCGATCAGAGCTGAAAGATAATATAAGCGCCATTTAATATCTATTTCATACAACACTTTAATACATTCAGCTGCTTCGTCAGATTCAAGAAAGTTCATTTCTTTATTCTCAGCTTCTGGCGAACTCAATCCCTCAATAGGGTCGTCTTTTATCAATTTCCATTCCTCTGTGGCAGTTTTAAATAATGCTTGTAAGATTTTAAATATATCTTTGATTGTTTGATCGCCTAATCCGCCAGACTTTCCATCTTTTCTAGCCCCATCTTTAGATAAATCATCTATAAAATCAACAATATGAAGGCTTTTTATTTTGTCTATTTTTTTATGACCTAATGCTGGAAGAATGTGATTTTTTAAGTGATTTGAATATTTGACAGATGTTGTATAAGAGTAAGGCTTACCATTCTTATTAAAGAGTTTCTTTTCAGCCCACTTCTCTACAAATGATTCAAAAGTAGCTTTTTCCGGAGCAATATACTCGCCGGCCTCTACTTCAATTCTGAAACGGTGCAACTGGTCGTCAAGATACTCTTGTAATTTCCGTTTAGTCTTTAATAGCTTTGGATCTTCTATACGAATTGTTTTCTTTCTTCTATCCCTTTTACCTTTGGCATCGTAACCATTCTCCACAATTAATCTAAAAGAGTTTTTTCCACGGGGCTCTATACTGGCCATTTGGCTACCTCCTAACATTCAATTTACTTATTTGATGAAGATTTTTATGCCAGAGAATTGAAAACTGTTTTCTGTTGAATATTTCTAGCCGTTTAGCGGCCAAGGAATATGTCACATTAAATGTATCTCCTATTAATTTAATAGCCTCTGATTTAAGACGGGGCAGCTGCATTTTTATGAGCATGAACGTTGGTACGCAGAAGTGATACATGAAACTGTTCGCCTGGTATTCCTGAAGCTGCCTGAACATTCTATTCATGTGAAATTGGTTTCCAGTATGTTTTAAGACGTGACATAGCTCATGAACAAAATCTTGCCACTGTTCTTGTGGAGAGGCTCGAGCATCAAGGACGACGCTATACTCACCGTTAATTTGAAACATGCAGCTTTCTCTTTGCTCATAATGCAACCAGATACGAAATGCCGCGGCAATCCTTTCTAAATCAATGTCTTCAGGAGTTTCAATATTTAATCTGTGGTAGATTTTTTTGACTTCTTCTTCGAGGTACGATAGTTGGATTGACATTAAAAACACCACCATAAAGGGAATATATGTTCTGTTTTTGGTGTGAAAGAAAAGCCCGAGGAAAAAGGGCTGTCATAAATTCAATAGCTGTTTCTTTTTAATTTCATACTCTTCTTGAGTGATAGCATCCATATCCAGCAACTCTTTATATTTTTTCAATTCATCAGCTGCAGATACAGTAGGGGCAGGAGCTGGTGGTGCAGTTGTTGGAGCCGGCATAGACTGATGCTCTTCTATGTAATTTTGAATTTCTAATGCCATCGGCAATTCATTTGGACCAAAAGTGAAGGAGTTATCGTCTTGTATTGCGTCCCAGAGTCCACTTGTTTCATTGGCAGCTGGTGTTAAAAATTGAAAATAGCCAGAGGTTACTAATCCTGGTTTTTTTATTTGAAGACCGGACAGTTCGCTGATTCTATAAGATTTCTCCCCACTATATCCTCGTGTGATAGTGTTAACAGCGCCTTTTCTTGCTACTCTTATATAGTTTCCATCAAGTGTGATTGTTGTTTTTGCAGATTTAAAATAATACTCTTTGATGTGCTTTTTCGATTCTTCTTCAATTTTCTTTTGTTCTTGGCTGACCTTTTCTTTTTCCAGATTGAATTTTTCTTCATTACCAGTAATTTTGGATTCTACATATTTACTTACTGCCTCTGGATTTCCTTCTGTTATGTTAGTGATACTGAATTCTCCATCTGAAGTTGTGCAATCTATCCGATAACCAGCAAGAGCTTTTTTAGTAACAGACATTTTCAAAATAGAATCGTAAGGCCATTTCTCTGTAATCAGTGCATCCTTTTTAAGATAGAAGAAATAAACATAATCATCTGTTACGGCAAATATACCAGTAGGCATGCTGACAACTTTAGGTCTATTCAAGCTACCTCTTGCAATTTCCAATACGGTTTCGTTTAGCTCACTAAGCATCATTTTATAAGTTTTTACAAAGTTTTTAGAAGCCTTCATGTGTTTTTTGAATTGACAGTTATACACTTCACCATTCTCTGACAAAAAAGACAAATTGAATTTCCCCTTTATAGTAATCAAGTTGAACTTCCTACTTTTTTTCTGATCCGATCCGATCCCGTTTGAATCCAGATGCAATCCGGATGAGAAAGAATTCTATATCCCTTGATATAACTGGCTTCAACCTACTGGTGAAAAATTCTTTTCCGATCCAGTTCAGATTTAATTCCGAACCCATCCCGATCTTATTAGTAAACAGAAATAACATAATAAATAATATAAATAAAGGTTTCCCCAGTATGTTACTTTTTAGGCTTTCGGCCTTCGCGTTCTTCTTTCTCTTTAAGGTACTTTATAAAATCAATTGCCTGTTTTTGACTTTCTTCTGAGAAATCACGAGCTTCTCTAAACGCAAGTTGTAAATCATCATCTCCGAACGCTTGTTCAAACTCTGATGTTTCTTTAATAACACTCGAATGATTATCAACTCTACCTAAAAGATAATCAGTAGTTGTATCGAGAGCGTCAGCAAGGTCACGTAACATTTCGTTTGAAGGTGTACTGTGTCCGTTCTCATAATTGCTTATAGTTCCCTTGGTGGTTTTGACTTTCTCAGCTAACTCAGTTTGAGTAAGTTTTTTTTGTTTTCGGCAAATCTTTAATCTTTTAGACAACATTTGGATTTTCCTCCATATCGAAGTACAAGGTAATTGTACAACAAATGAGAAGTGAATTAATATTTGTATAAGAAATTCATACTTTTTGTTGACATACAAGATTCTTATACTTATAATGAAAACATAAAGTACAAGAATCTTATACAGGGGGTGAGCGAATGAAAAACTATAAACTTGTGAATGCCAGAAAAGCTAAAGGCTTAACTCAAGAGAATTTAGCCGAAAAGCTTATGTATAAAAAATCCACTATTTCCAATTGGGAAAATGGATATTCCACTCCTAAAATGGAAGATGCTTTTAAAGTCGCTGAGATATTGGATTGTGATATTAAAGAGCTTTTTTTTAATCAAAAAGGACAAGAATCTCATACAAATACAGCTTAGGAGGCCGAGTATGACACGCAATACATTAACTGTGCAGGAAACAGCTGATTACCTTGGCGTTCATCATGACACAATTTACACGATGGTCCGAGAAAAACAAATTCCACACTTCCGAGTCCGGAATCGCATTTTCTTTACCAAACATAACATTGATGCATGGATTGAAGCTCAGGAACAAGCGATTATGAAGGAGGCGATAGGGTGAATCAACTCGTTTTCATTGAAGGTAATCAAGTTGTAACGGACAGCCTGACTGTCGCTGAAGTCTTCGGGAAACGGCATGACACGGTCCTGCGGGACATCAGAAACCTTGATTCCAGCAAAGAATTTAATCTCCACAATTTTGCGGAGGTTGACTATCAGGATGACCGAAACCGAACATACAAAAAATATCTCATAAAACGTGATGGACTCACATTCTTGGTTTTTGGTTACACGGGCGCAAAGGCCGCAATATTTAAAGAAAAATACATTGCAGAATTTAACCGTATGGAAAATGAGCTTCAAAGGCTCAATCAGCCCTCTTACATGATTGATGATCCGATCAACCGGGCAAAGCGGTGGATCACCGAAGAGGAAGAGCGGCAACGACTTCAGCACACACTGAAGATTCAGCAGCCACTGATCAACTTTGCAGAGAGTTGTATGGCATCTGAAAAATCATTGCTTGTGAGGGAACTGGCGAAGCTTGCATCTAAAAAGGGTATCAGCATTGGAGAAAAACGGCTGTTCCAAAAGCTGCGCGAGTGGAAGATGATCTTGGCAAACAAGAACGAGCCATACCAGGAATATATCGACCGTGGTTATTTTGAGATAGCACAGGGAGTGCGACAAGTAAACGGTTCATCTAAATCATGGCTGACTATCCGCATTACACCAAAGGGACAGGCCTTTATCATCGACAAGTTGAGAAAACAGCAAGCAAGCTAGTTCCTTCATTAATTAAATTTTACCAGTGAACAGCTGGATATATCAGGAGGCAAACATATGGAGAACAATCCGTACAACTTGCGGAATTTACCGAAGATCATGCGCTGTGTTCGTAAAGCGGCCGGGTTTACACAATATCAGATCGGCAGTTTGATAGGCGGGAAGGATCAACGTTACGTTTCCGATGTTGAAAATGGTTTTAGTAAGCTGACCCCTGAATTATGCATCAGGTGGTTTGAGGCGTGCGAGGCATACGAACATATTGATTTGGTACATTACCTTTTCAAACTGCACCCGACAACGGCAGCTCCAATAGACCCAGCTCTTAATGAGAGCGCAAGCACAGCGGTAATCAACATGATTCACCAGCTTGAAGAAGCATTGCAGGCAACAAAGCATTTAGCGCGCTGGCTGGCAAATGATAGGCCAGGCCGACAGGCGGAAGAACTGCCCATGGCCGATATTAAACAGATTTTTGATCTGATCCCAGCAAACAAAACGCTGATATATTCGCTGGCCCGCAGTCATGGCCTGAACATGAAGGAACTGGCTGAAAGATGGACGCGGAAAGCGCTAATGAGTCAAGTTGCAATGGCAAAAACAGAGGAAAGGCAGGCGGTGCTGGTATGAAAATCAATCAGTTTCTTAAAGCAGATGCAGATTCAGCAAAAAGGAAAATCGAGTCGGCGGAAAGGCTCTCTATCATGCTTTCGGAGGCGTTACGGGATGGCGATTATGAAGAAGCTATCAGTCTTGCAGGGAGCATCAAGGTTCTTACAGAGGATATTAACCGGCTGGCGAATAAAGGACGCTTACACCAAACCGTTTTAAATATGGCAGCCCGCGGGATTCAACTGAGTGTTGCGAGTAGGTGTTCACAATGAATATTGAAAATCCAATGGTTCTGAACAACTGGCATGACAAGCTGACTGAGCCGGAAACGCAAAAGGATTTCTTTGGGGATGAAGTAACGGCTTTCGATGATTACGTGATAGATAGTGCTGAGGGTGAAATCATCTTGAGGGAAAACCTTGAGCGGTATCTGAAGGAGCATCTTGGTTTTGAATTTAAAAATGAGCAATAAAAAAGCCCACTTGGCAGAGTGGACTAGGTAAGGCGTTTTGATAATTGATTGTATTCCTATTATACCAAAACGCCCCATAAAAAACAATGGAGGTTGTTGGTGATGTCTGAATCTCAATTAAAGCAAGAAAACGAGATTTTAAAAAAGCAATTAGATCATATGAAGGAGGTCTATAAAGAAAACATGTCTCTTCATATGGCTGTTAAACAGGGTGAGCAGTTAAGAGCTAACTTGGATGCATATTTACGAGCAGATGATCGGGTTTATAGTCCTCGTTTCATAACACCAAAACAAAAGGGATATATAGCAGAGCTTTTCAAAAAACATGGTTTGGCTCCACTCAGTAAAGCGAAACGAAAAGTGGTTAAGCGCTTTAATGGTGGCGGTTTGCTATCGGAACACGAAGCACATCAAATTATACAAATGTACGAAAAGAAAGCAGGTGCTAAATAATGGCTAAAGCAGTTAAAGTCGCATTTAGTGAGCGTGTGGAGGATCAGCAACGGTTAAGACAGGTCGGCGGTTCAATTGTATTCTCCAAAAATGGTAAAGCGCAGTTTAGTTTCCCTTCAATGGATCACTATCGGGAATGGCAGCGGCTTGGAACGGAAGCATATAAAAGAAAGGTGGCAGAAGCACAATGAATGGATTATCACAGGTGGATTACTCAGATTACATGCCGACGCCCCAGCAGGCTACTGGCGTGACTACGGAAGCGATGGTAAGCCGACAGGCTCAAGAAGTACAAGCGGCAATGGTTATCGCAAAGAAATTCCCACGGGACGTATACGCGGCTTTTGACCGGATTAAAAAAGCATGCGAGCGAAGGCTATTGGCTGAGAATGCGGTATATGAATATCCGCGCGGCGGCACAAAGGTTTCCGGCCCATCCATCCGGCTGGCTGAGGCCTTGGCTCAGAATTGGGGGAACATTGATTACGGAATTATGGAGTTGGAACAAAAGGCCGGTGAATCATCTGTCATGGCTTACGCTTGGGATCTTGAAACGAATACCCGGCAAACCAAAATTTTCACTGTGAAGCATGAACGGAAGGCACGGGGCGCCATTACCAAACTTGATGATCCAAGGGATATTTACGAAATGGTTGCCAATCAAGGAGCCCGCCGGGTTCGTGCTTGCATACTTGGAGTGATTCCGGGCGACATCGTTGATGCGGCGGTAGATATGTGTCAAAAAACATTGATTAGTGGACATAAGGAACCACTGGAAGACCGACTCAGAAGTGCCTTCTCCCTTTTTAAAAAAGAGTTTGGCATCACTAAGGAAATGATTCAGGAGTACATCGGAAGTAATGTTGATGCCTTTACTGAGCAAGATTTCCTGAAAATTGGCCGTATTTACACGTCACTGCGAGATGGGATGGCGAAGAAAGAGGATTACTTCAATGTGAAGGCCACTGGCGCGACTAAATCAAAGGCTGAGGAAGAATTTAAAAAGCAGAAAGAGCAAGCTGACAAGCCTGCTGATAGTAAAGAAAAGGCGGGTGATCCTGCTAATGCGGATACCGGCACTGAACAAGGAGAATTATTACTCTAACGAGATTGATAGATACTACATGTCAAATTCTCAATATAAAAGCTTTTTGCAATGCGAGGCTGCTACTATGGCAAAGTTGAACGGAGAATGGACGCCGCCCACTTCGGAGGCGCTCCTCTTCGGCCAATATGTTCATGCCTGGCTTGAAGGTGAACAGGCTTTTGATGAATTTAAAAAGAACACCCCATCACTTTTTACACAAAAGGGCCAGCTGTACAAGCAGTATCAGTTAGCTGATCTGATGATTGAGGCGATTCAACATGACGAACTCTGTATGTTCGTTTTGCAAGGAGAAAAGGAAGTCATCGTAACTGCTGAATTGTTCGGTGTTCCGTGGAAAGGAAAGCTGGACGTATACAACCCAGCTGGCGGCCGTTTCTCCGATCTGAAAACAGCGCGGTCATTGCGGGAGAAAGTTTGGGACCCGGAAATAGGATATTGCTCTTTTGTTGAGGCATACGGATACATCGCTCAGATGGCGCTTTACGCAGAGATTGAAAAACGGATGACTGGGCGTAACGAATGGCTTGAGCCCCTGATTGTAGGGGTTTCAAAAGAAGATCCACCTGATAAAGCTGTCATCAATATTGATGAAGGCAGGATGGAAGTAGAGCTTGAAGAGATTGAGCAGCGGATGGATCGGATTTTGCAAGTGAAACACGGCGGAGAGAAGCCGGAGCGATGCGAAAAATGCAAGTATTGCCGGGCCACTAATCAACTGAACAGCATCATCCATTTTTCGGAGTTGGTGAGCTGATGGAAAGGGAGTTGATCAGGATTCCCATCCCACATTGTTATCTCTGGCTGGTCAAAACGGTTCAGCGCGACATGAGAAAGGACTTGTATACCCGGTACACGACTGACTACTTAAAGACAAATGAGCCGTCTCTGAGATTAGTAGAAATAGATTTCAAGGCTCTGACAGCACTGTGTGAAAGGAAGTAGGTGAGCGGCATGGATATGCAAGGTTTGGGGTATGTGGTCCTACCTCGGCTGCCATTTAAGGATTCACGTGATGAGACAATATACGATTATTTATTCAAACGGGCGGAGTACAGGGCAGATCAAGAACTAAAGGTCGGGCAGACAATCGTTAAGCTTGTGGATTTAGCCAAGCGCTTCAACTGGTCTTCTGATCAGATCAAATACTCGTTAGATCGGATGGTAAAGCAAGAGTATTTGAAGTTGGACCGGCTGCCGCAAAAACGCGGTTTCATTGTGACGGTGTTGAATTATGCCGAGTACATACAGCTTGGAAATTACAACAAGAAGATAGACCCGGCTCCAATACCTTTAGGACAGCAGGAGGTTGACGAAAAAATGAAAAACGCATTTGAACTATTCGAAAACAAAACAGCCCGCACCATTGGCACGATGGAGGTGCAGCGGCTCGGGTATATGGTGGATGATTACGGCGAAGAGAAAGTCATGGAGGCAATGAAACAGGCTTTCAGAAGCAAGGGCAACAACGTCAATCTGAATTACATTGAAGCAATCCTCTCAAACCCATTCAGTCAGAGACGAAAGGAGAAACAGCAGTATGGAAGCTCGCAAAACGCAAGATATGGACGCGGCAATGAAAGCCATTCTAACCAAGCTCCGGGATCGGTCAGCAGCATCTTCAGCGGGACAGGCCGCCTCAGAAGAAAAGGCTGAATACGAGTGCTCTGACTGCAAGGATAAGGGCATTATCGTTTACCGGATTCACCAAGACACAGAGCGCCAGCTGAGGAAAGATCATAAGACAATGGAGAGCCTGGCCCCCGATCAAATGGTCAGAGAAGAGGATTATCTTGCGGGGAAAGTATGCTTGCCGGATAAGGCCCGGGAATGGAAAACTACATTTTCAAAGCAATGCGAGTGTGTAAAACGGAAAAAGATCGCCCGGCTTATGAAGGCCAGCGGCATCACGGAGGAATTCGAAAAGCTCCTTTTTGGAACCTTCATTAAGGACGGGAAGCCAGACATGATCAAGGACGCTTATGAGTGCGCGGTGGAATACTATAAGGATTTTCAGAGCATCAAGGGAAAACGTTCAAACAGTATCGCTTTGCTCGGGCAGCCGGGGAGCGGTAAAACGCACCTGTTAACGGCGATCATGAACAATCTAATCAAGAAAAAATCAATTTACTGCATGTATTTCCCATACGTAGAGGGAATGGGTGATCTGCGAAATGACTTTGACCAGCTGGAAACAAAGCTCGACGCCATGCGGAAAGCTGAAGTTCTGTTCATTGATGACTTATTCAAGCCAGTAAAGGGGGAGCCGCGGGCGACAGATTGGCAAGTGGAACAAATTCAATCGGTTGTGAATTACCGGTACCTGAACCATAAGCCTCTGCTAATCTCTTCCGAGCTTGATATGGGCGAAATTTTGGATATCGACGAGGCGTTGGGCTCCCGGATTCATCAAATGTGCAGAGATTACACGGTGATCATTAAGGGCGACCGGATGCAATTAAATCATAGGTTAGGAGATTGGGAATGACGGAAAAAGCGAACTTCATAGCAACCGGCGGCATGTATCTGTTCGGGCCCGCCGAGCAAACGGCCGGCCAGGACCTTACCCCGGCGATCCGGGTGCTTGAGGAAAAAATCAAACAAATGGAGCTGGTGCACAGTGCTTAAAGCGTTTATCCTGCTGCCAGCCATCATCCTCACAGCGCCGTACAAGGAAAAGCAGATTCAGCACTGGGAACAAATTGACGGGAGGTAATGACGGTTGGATTCCATTCAGTTTATAGTTTACGGCGAGCCTGTTGCACAGGGGAGGCCGAGGGGATCTGTTATAAATGGCAAGGTTAAAATGCGTGATCCTTTGAAATCAAAGAATTTTAAACAATATGTTGCGCTGGTGGCGTCACAGTATCGGCCAAAACAAGTTATTACGGGACCTGTGGCAATGGATGTCAGAGTATTCAGACCTATGCCGAAAGCTGTATCCGGATCCAAGAGGAAAAAGGAGAACGCTGAGAGAGGACTTTTACGCCCTGTAACAAAGCCGGACGTCGATAACTATGTAAAAGGTGTCAAAGACGCTTTAAATCATTTGATATACAAGGATGATAGTCAGGTAGTCGATTTGAAGGTCAGTAAGTTTTACAGTGAAGAACCCCGAGTGGAAGTCATTATAACGGAAATCCTGCCATAACGCTTTGCGGCAAAAGTTTGGTGCTTGAATACTAAATCAATTCAGGAGGTTATGTGCTATGCAAGAAAAAATCGATCCATACAAGCCTGGTCCAGTTAAGGAGTGGAAAATGACGCCGGAGCAGTTGGCGGCATACGTCGAAAAGCATCCAATCATCTACCGTGAGGAATTAAAGCCATCTGCCGGCTTAACGATGCGGCTTCCGTCGTAAAACGTAAAAAAGCACCGAAGCCGAAGCCCCGATGCTTGTATGAACTGGTACTTCTATCATAGCACAGGGGGCGGCCAGAGTGAACAAGCCAACAGAAATAAAAAATCATGAAACAACTATTCAGCAAAGCATCGAGCCGGGGAAAGTCCGCATCATCGTTTTAGATGGCACTGAAGGGACTGCTCATCTAATGGACGCCCCGGAACACGGTAAAACAATCATTCAAACAATAAAAGGCGGCCTGGCTCGTTGTGATTACGAGATCGGTCATAAATTCAAATAGCAGGGGTTTCCCCTGCGGGGGAGGAACGGGCATGAAAGAAAGAATTGAACGTCTGAAAAAACTGACATACATTCCTCAGAAGGAAATTGCTTGGCTTATTGAGCAAGCTGAACAGACTGTTAAGCAGCAGGAAATCATCGAGGAAAACAAGCGTCAGCAGGAAGTAACAGTTCATCAATTTCGACAGGCACAAAAGGACATTCAGCGTCTAAGCGGGGATAGAAAACGATACAAACAGGCATTAGAAAAGATCATTACTAATCTGAGTTTCGCGATAACAGTTGCCAAAAACGAATTGGAGGGTGCAGCAGAATGATGCCATTACAAGTGGAACTGCAACGGAACGTGAAGGCCACGAAGGACGAAGCAATGACCGTCGAGCAGGCGGCCGAGCTTTTAAAGGTTCACCCGGACTACATCCCGACGCTTGTCGCTCGTTCTGACGATCTGAAAATGATCGGCGATACCATTATCGCTAAACGAGATAAAACAAATATCTGGCTGGTCGGGGCATGCGTGGGGCTTTTCTTCTTCGCAGTCTCCGTGCTTCCAAATTTGATCGGGGGTTAAGGAATGGGATTTCCGCGGATTTTACACTATCCGGGTAGTAAATGGTCAATGACAGACTGGATCATCAGCCATATGCCCGAGCATAAAACATACGTTGAACCTTTCTTTGGATCCGGAGCATTGTTTTTTAATAAACAGCCCTCGACCATCGAAACAATCAATGATCTGGATAGCAGCGTGGTCAATCTATTCAAAGTCATTCGGGATCATCCGGAAGAGCTTGCGAGATTAATTGAATGGACGCCGTTATCCAGAGACGAATATTACGCCTCCTATGATTCTGAATCAGGCGATGAAATAGAGGACGCCCGACGTTTTCTCATTCGTTGCTGGCAGGCCATAGGAGCGAAAACAAGTGACCGGACAGGCTGGCGGAGCTTGATCAGTAGTAACGGGCCTGACACAGCAAAAGAGTGGGGTAAACTGCCTGCAAAGGTATTGTTAGTAGCCAAGCGACTGAAAGAGGCTCAGATTGAACATCAGCCCGCAGTCCAGCTGCTTGAAAGGTATAAGCGAAAAGAGGTTCTTGTTTACGCGGACCCGCCTTACATCATCGAAACGCGGACAAAGCGGCATTACAAACACGAAATGACAATAGAAGATCATGTTGAACTGCTTGAGACGCTGGATGAACACCCTGGTCCTGTTCTTCTCTCAGGGTATGCACATCCAATATACGATGAACGACTCAGGCATTGGAAAAGAGAAATACGAGAAGTATCAGCGGAAGCCGGGGCCAAACGCCAAGAAGTGTTATGGATCAACCCGGTTGCTGCTGAACAAAGTTACTTTCAGCAATCATTGTTCAGTTTGGAGGCCCGGTCATGATCGAATACCATTGTCTGAACTGGGAATACACCAAATTTGATTTAGAAATCTGCGCAGATACCTGTTGCCCTAAATGCGGCTGCGGGCATCTGGGCGTTGAGGAGGAGATTGTAAATTGATAAAATAGGATGATTAGGAAAATATTGAAGCAAAGGAGTGGGAAGATTGAAATGGAGAAAAATTTAAGTGAATTATTAAGTTATTTTGAAGTGCCGAGCTACGTTATTTCGCTAGTAGGTATCGCTTTGTATCTGATTAGGGTTTTACACCCCATTACTCTTTTTTCTTCGAATGTTGTTGAGCAGAAATTTTTTTCAAAAGAACGGTTGTTTTTCGTAGTTGTTTGTAAATACTTTGCTTATGGATTATATTTTGAATTCATATTCATTTGTATTTCTATATCATTTAATAACAGGTTTGGTTGGACTTATAATGAAGTAGTAAATGGTGTTTCTCCTATATTTATAGCATTAATAATATTTTTTTCATTAATAGCTAACGAAACCCGAAACACAGAAAATGTTTTATTTAAAGCTAGGTCTAATAAGATTATTAAAATACTAGTTTTCTTACTGTACTTGATTGCTTTATTCACTTTTTATATCAATTCTGCTTTGTTGATATATTTTTCTGAGTATGAGAATTCAAGATGGCAAATATTTGCGTTATTAATTTTCTTTTTAATTTGTGCAGCTATCCCTTTCATTTCGATTCCTGTTATAAAATTCATGAATGGATCAACTAAAAAAGCGGTATATATAAAAGATAAAAATAACGAGGAATGGTTTATATTACATCCAATAAACAAGGATAGCGTTTTATTGGGGAATAACAGCGATCCCAAAAGATGTGAAAAAACTATGTTTAAAAAAATAGAAGATATATATAATGAACCGATCACACTAAAAATAGAAGATACTTAAGTCCAAGACGGAAAGCCTGCGGACACTGAACTTACAGCATTAGCGCTGTTTGTTTGGTGTCCGTTTTTTATTTGAGCGGAGGGATGACATGAAGCAGAAAAAGAACAAGGCCAATAAAAACACGCAGGAGCGCTCAGATCGTTTCTGGCAACAAATGATGAATACAAACATGCAAACACTCAGACGAGGCCAGGGCGGCGCATTTAAGCGCAAATAAGGGAGGAATCAGGATGCAAGATTTAATCATTGAATACAAACGAGCTTTAAGAGAAACAAGAAAAATGTACCGGCTCTACAAAGATACAGCTGAGGTCAATCTGACGGCTGAACAGATTAACGACAAAAAGATTATCAGTAGCATGATCAGCGATATAGAATTCACTCTCGAATGGCTGCAGAACGGAAGACAGCCCGGCGCCCGCCGAGGTGCTGACAGAAGAGACGCATACCAAAGGACGATTCTTGCTGATCCGCGCTTAATTGATGCGCTCCCGGAAGAATACGCAATCGTTCAAGAGGCTGAGGGAGAGGTAAGTGATTGGGATAAGGAAAGAATCGCTGATGCCCTATCCGTGCTTACTGAAAGAGAAAAAGACATTTTCATGATGCATGCTGTGCAAAACATGTCATTCGAAGAAATCGCGCAGTTATTGGGGATTAAAAAAGGAACTGTGCAGAAGAACATCGAGCGTTCCCGCCTGAAAATGAAAAATAGAGCAGATCACAGCCTATTCTGTTTAGCGTGAATAGGCTCTTTTTTATTGGAGAAATAATGAAAAAAGCCCACTAAATTACTTGACGTAAGTAAAGTATTGAGGTATAATTAAAGTATAGAAAGGAGGGAAAGAAAGTGGCTGAAATCGCATTGATACTGGGGATTATCCTCACAACTCTCACAGTTGTTGAAAAAGTCCTCATCATCAGGGAAAAGCTTAAAACAAGAAAGCCCAAAATCAAAAAACGCCGTCGACCAAGAAAGCGCAGATGATTTTGAGCCGGGGGAGAAGGTGGAGCTTCTCCCTCGGTAAAATTATAACAGAAACAAAAAATAATGAAAAATTAATACAGCCACTTTCAACAAATGGAAAAACTCAGAACTTCAACTGATATTTTTGTCCTTCTTGCTTTGGGATACATGTTATTTGTTCGGCAGCATGTCGCACCCAGTCCGTTAAAGACAACTTTAGATATATGCATAATTGTTTTGTTTGCTGTTTCAATTGTGGAAAAGTTAATTTCCCTTTATCAAAAATATAGTGAAAAAAGAGGGTGATGCTTGGTGTACAGCTTAAAAGAGCGTGATGCAATTAAAAAGTTTTTGAATGAGGAGATCGTAAATACAAGTGAAGCGATTGAAATATTGGGCTTTACTCGTCAATATCTTAACCAGCTAATTAAAACCGGTCAACTTGAACCAGTTAAAGAAATGCCGAGGGACAGGCTTTTTATAAAAGAGGATATTTTGGAATTCCAAAAGCTTAGAAAGAAAGGGTAGTACATATATGTACTACCCTCTTTTTGTATAAACAATTAAAAAGTTAATTTCTATTCTTGAATAAAACTACTCGAAAATACAAACACTTTTAAGAAAAGGAGGAAATCATCATGTCACAAAATAAGGTTCACTTTATAGGTGGAGCAAGTCCTTCTCCTATTGACAGAAGAGATATTCTAATGTCTTCAGTTTTACCTGAATTTAAATTACCTAAAAAGTTTGTAGTAGAGAATATAACTCCATTAAGAAGTCAAGGAGATGAGGGAACTTGTGTTGCTTTCGCATGTGTAGCTATGAAAGAATGGCAGGAACAAAAAGAAAAAAATAAATATACTCAGCTATCTCCTCGGTATTTATATCAAAAGTGTAAAGAAATAGATAATTTGCCTCCAGTTCCTTGCCCAGAAGAAAGTACATATTTAAGAATTGCGCTAGATATTCTTTTAAAACAAGGGGTATGCGAAGAGAATTACTGGCCATATAAACCATGCCAACCAGGTACACCTATTCAAAATGCAGATGAAAATGCAAGAAACTATAAAGTTAAAGCTTATGCAATTTTAGATAATGTTGAAATAATGAAGAGAAGTCTTTTGTATAACGGTCCTTTTGTAATGCTAACCAGAATGTATGAAAACTGGTTTACTCAAGACGTTAGTTTAACTGGAAAAATTCCATTACCAGGTGAAAGTAAATCTAAAGGCGGACATGCTGTTTGTGTTGTTGGGTATGATGACGATACTCAATATTTTAAATTTAAAAACTCTTGGTATGATCAAACTAACAATAGATGGTGGGGAGAAGATGGATATGGTTATTTGCCGTACCAGTATATCGAACAAAAACAAGCGGAAAATTTCTTTTTTGAAGCATATAGCACAACGGATTTATTAGAGGATGTAGGTCAGAAACTAGTTGATATAAGGGAATCTGTATTAAAATTTATTGAACATATGACGCATCTTTTTAGATGAATAAATGTCATTTCTCGTGTGATAAATGCTATATTGAACGCTACCCCGATCTGACCAATTAATTTTGGAGGAGGATTTTTTGTATTTCATAATATTATTAGTCGCAGTATTGGATTTGTGCATTATCGCAGTAACAGTCAGCATTATATCTTAAAAAGTGAAGACACTCTTTCCATAACTCCGAGAGACCCAAAAGAGGAATAGCAAAAAATCTTCAATACAATGAAAAAAATTAGAGAAAAAGCAAGCCTTCGGGGTGCTTTTTTGTCTTACGGTTGCCACCTATTTATGAAGAGCGCTTTCGTTCGACAAATTTTGCAAATAGTTCCTTTATCATACTCCTTAACCGATAATAAGGTGGGGAGGTGATACTACTATGACAGCATACGCACCCGAAAAATACTTAATTCATTTTGTGAATGGTGAAGTGGAAGAACTACCAAATGACACTACCAGTGATTTGCTCGTTAGATTAGCTAAGGGTTCTCAATGGGTAACAATCGGCGGGAAACTCGTTAACTTCTCAAATGTATTAACTGTTACGCCAGTAGGCGAAAAGGAACCAGAAAAACTAAATATATCTTTATAAGAAGCATCCTTCGGGGTGCTTTTTTATGTTCTCTGTAAACCGATTCCGGTAAATCTCGGGAAAACTATTGGCGGTTAACGGTCTGAGTGCGGCGTCGGTTTAGAGGGAATATCTTTTCCGAAACAAACACGAATCAGAAGGGGGCGGCGGTGAATGTAGATGGCTGAAAAGCACATTCAGGCGTATAAGGATTACGTCAAAGGCATGAAATACAAGGACCTTGCCGAAAAATACGGGGTGTCGGTGAACACCATTAAATCGTGGAAGCAGCGGCATGGTTGGGAAAGGAAAAAGGGTGCACCCACCGAAAAAAGTGTGCACACAAAAATAGGCGGGCAACCCGGCAACAAAAACGCATTAGGAAATAGCGGCGGGGCGGCTCCGGCAAGAAATCAAAATGCTGTATCACATGGGTTCTTCTCAAAGTATCTGCCGGAAGAAACGCTTGAAATCATGGAAGAGATTCAGGAGCGTTCCCCTGCTGATATGATATGGGATCAGATTCAGATACAATATGCGGCCATTCTACGGGCGCAACGCATTATGTTTGTGCAGGATAAAAATGACACTACGAAAATTGTTTCTAAAATAAAAGGTGACCTCAGCATAAATGAGGACGGCAGTCTTTCAAAAGCTCACTTTGTGGAAGAGTTGCAGCACGATATACAATTCGCATGGGATAAACAGGCGGCATTCCTGAACGCTCAATCTCGGGCAATGGGAGAGCTCCGGAGTCTGATCAAGCAGTTCGACCAGCTGGCGCATGAGCAAGATGAGCGGCGCCTTAAATTGGAACAGATGCGCTTGAATATCGAGAAGACGAAGAAGGCTGTTAACGGCGGCGACGGAAACACCCAAGAAAATGATATTGCCGCAATGTTGAGGAAAATGGTGAATGCCGATGGAACTGAATAAAAAGCAAAAGGAAGTTTGGGACAGCTTTATTAAAGAGCAACCCAAAATTCTAATTTGTAGCGGCGCAAAGAGGGCAGGGAAAACATTCGTGCTCCTTTTGGCGTTTCTTGCTCACGTCAGCAAGTATCAAAACATGGGCCTGAATTTTATCATTGGCGGGGCGAACCTGGGAACTATCAGGCGGAACGTTCTGACTGATTTAGAGCAGATTCTTGGGAAGGAATTGAAGCTCAATATGTCAAGCGCCGTTGAGATATTCGGTAATCAGGTATATTGCTTTGACGGAGCAAACGCAAATTCATGGAAAAAAGCGCGGGGATTCACGTCAGCCGGTGCGTTTCTGAATGAGGCGACTGCCCTGCATGATTCATTTGTGAAGGAAGTCATTTCCCGGTGCTCTTATAAAGGTGCTGTGGTCATGATGGATACAAACCCCGAAAACCCGATGCATACCGTCAAAACCGATTATATCGACAAAGACGGACAAAGATTGAAAAGCGGCCGGCTGAACATCCGGTCATTTCATTTCTCGCTGTTCGACAACAATTTTCTCGATCCGGAATATGTGGAGAGCATCGTGGCATCGACGCCGAGCGGCATGTTTACAGATCGGGATATACACGGTTATTGGGTGGCGCCTGAAGGGGTCATATACAAGGATTTTAATAAGGACATTCACTATATCAGCTCTGAGGAATTGGAAAACAGGCGCGTCAATTTCAAGAAGTATTTTGCGGGCGTTGACTGGGGGTACGATCACCCGGGTTCTATTGTTGTAATCGGACAAGATGACCAAGGGTATTTTTATTTGCTTGAAGAACATTGCAAGCGACATGAGGAAATTGATTACTGGGTGAAGGTAGCGAAAGGCGTAAAAGAGAGGTACGGAAACATTAATTTCTACTGCGATTCTGCGCGACCGGAACACGTTGTTCGTTTCCGGCGTGAAAAACTTCGGGCTATCAACGCTGATAAAGCTGTAGTATCCGGTATAGAAGAAGTAGCGCGGCTGTTCAAACAAGAACAGCTTTTGGTCGTTGAAGACAAAGTGGACCGTTTTAAAAAAGAAATCTTTATGTATGTCTGGAATCAGAAGACAGGCGAACCTGTTAAGGAATGGGATGACGTTCTGGACTCCATACGTTATGCCCTTTACACAAACAACAAACCAATGAGACGAAAAGGGAAGGGGTGATCATTGTGAATCATCTGATAGATAAGATCAGAGCTTCAGGCATTACACCTGAATTGATTGCAGACATCATCGAAGCGCATAAAAGCGATCATGATAGAATGAAAAACTTATATGACCGGTATAAGGCAGAGGTTCAGGGCGTACCAATCCTAACCAGAGAAGCCATTGAATATGAGGATTTCGAGACCGGTCATGTTAAGCGGATAGATCATAAGGTCAATAACAAGCTTAATAACTCATTTGACTCAGACATTGTTGATACAAAGGCGGGCTATCTCTTCGGGCATCCGATTACTTATGAGTTTGATGATAAGCGAGAGACTGGCACTACTTCATCCGGAAAGCAGATGATTGATGACTTCAACACTCTGAATAATATTGCTGACGAAGATAGTGAATGGGGAAAGATGGCGACAATTTGCGGCTACGGAGCGCGGCTTGCATATATCGACCGGAACGGTAATGAAAGAGTCAAAAACATTGAACCATGGGAAGCGGTTTTCCTCAGCGATGGGAATATTCATGAACCGGAATATGCTTTGCGTTATTACGAGACATATAACGGGCAGAAAAAAGCAGAATTTTATGATAGCAAAACGATTTATTATTTCAGTACGAAGGATAGTTCAGCTTTTACCTTAGACGACAAAACGCCTCATATGTTTGATGGTTGCCCTTTATTTGGGTTGGCAAACAATAAAGAGCTCAAGGGCGATGCCGAGAAGGTATTGTCTCTTATTGATGCCTATGACCGGACACTGTCAGACGCCTCAAACGAAATTGAACAATACAGACTGGCGTACTTGATCCTAAAGGGACTGGGAGCCGATGAGGATACACTCCAACAGCTTAAAAAGACTGGGGTTCTTGAACTTTACGATGAAAAAGACGATGTCAGCTATCTGACAAAGGATATAAACGACGCGATTATTGAAAATCACTTGAACCGTTTGGAAGATAACATTCTCCGTTTCGCAAAGTCGGTCAATTTCTCTGATGAATCATTTGGCGGGAATGTCACAGGCGTTGCAATGAAATTTAAATTGATGGCGCTTGAGAATAAGTGCATTACGATGGAACGGAAAATGACTGCTGCCCTCCGTTATCAGTACAAGTTGATCTTTTCAGCTTGGGCAACGAAAAATAAAGCCAAAGCAGAAGATTACTTGAAAGTCTGGTTCGGATTCAAGCGCAATCTTCCAGCCAACGTACTTGAAGAGGCACAAACCACAGCTCAGCTTAAAGGAATGGTAAGCGAAGAAACCCGCCTGTCTCTGCTGTCGTTTGTTGATGATGTCCAGTATGAGCTGAAGAAGATGGAAGAGGAAGAAGAGGAATACAGGCTCAACATGCCGCCGTTAACGGATGTGGAAACAGACGCGGGCGGTGATGAAGATGAACCAGAATGATATTGATAAGTACCTGGACGACATGATCACTGAGGATGCTCAGAAGATTGATGTCGTTTTTGCGTCTCGCTTAAAGGAGATCAATGCACAAATTGCCCGGCTGTATGCGAAATACAGTAAGGACGGCCAGCTTACTTTAGCCGATGCCAACAAATACAATCGTCTGAACAAGGAAATGGAGAGGATGGCCGAGGAATCTCACAAGGCTTTCAAAACCATTCTGACTATTGTTGAGGCATTAGCAGCCAAGCAGTTTTTAGAGAATTATATGCGTTCTGCTTATCTATTTGAAATGGAATCCGTGGTTAACTTGGGTTTTAGCATCCCGACAGCCGAAGTCATTCGGCAGGCCATTCTAAACCCTATAGCTGAATTGACTTTGTCAGCTATTTACAGGCGGCATCGAGACGATTATGTCCGGCAGATTCAAATTTCCGTCGCGCAGGGCCTACAAGCGGGGGAGGATTATTCCAAGATCGCCCGCCGCATTGAAAGAGCGACCGAATTTGCCCGCAGGAAAGCCCGTGACGTGGCGAGAACAGAAGCTCATAGGGTACAAGTCTCGGCGAGGATGGAAAGCGCTGAGAAGGCCTCAAAACGGAGCAACCTTAAAAAGATGTGGAATGCTACTCTTGATCTTAAAACACGAGCCGGGCACAGGAAACTGGACGGGAAGACAATAGAACGCAATGGGCTGTTCAAATCAATTTACGGCGGAGTCGGGCCGGCTCCGGGGCACATGAATAATGCCAAAGATGATATTAACTGTCGTTGTACAATTGCTTTCAAAGTAAACGGCGTCCTGCCGGATACGAGAAGGGCGAGGGAAGGCGGCAGCGGGGCAGGCCAAACAATCCCATACCAAACCTATGAAGAGTGGTACAAATCCATTGAGGAAAAGGGAAGCCGTTAAACAGCGGCTTTTTATTTTGTCCTGAGCATGACGTTAAAAGGCTTATTTTTCATGCACTCATAACAGGCGCGCACTGTAGAGGGCGAAGGAGGAAGAACTGTAATGCCAACATTAGACGAAGTGAAAAAATTTCTCGAAGAAAATAAAGAGAACGAAGAAGTAAAAGCATTTGTAGGAGAACTTTCGGCCGTATCAGCAGATAAGGTGGAAGGGTTCCTTGAAACAGACGAAGGCAAACGACTTATTCAGCCTCGATTGGATTCCCATTTTACGAAAGGCCTTGATACATGGAAGGCGAACAACCTCGATGCTCTGGTTGATGCAAAGGTAAAAGAGCTTTATCCGGAGGAAACAGAGGAACAAAAGCGTATCAGGAAGCTGGAAAAGGAGCTGGAAGATCAAAAGACAGCGGCACAACGTGAAAAGCTTTTAAACAAAGCTGTTTCTTACGCTTCTGAAAAGCAACTGCCGGCAGATGTAGTGGAATTCTTTATCGGTGAGGATGAAGAATCAACGATGAAGAACCTCGGAGCATTCGAAGAGAAGTACAATGCTGCACTTCAAAAGGCTATTGAATCCAAGTTTCAAGAGAATGGCCGTGATGTCCAGTCCGGCAGCAATGAACCGACAAATCAAGATTTAGACATCAGCTCGCTTGCAGCCGAAGCAAGTATTAGAAAATAAGGAGGGCTATCTTTAATGCCAACATTTAATCCAAACAATGCATTAATGCAAGACTCAGTAAATGGGAAGGTTCCAACCGAACAAGGAACGCTGGTTTTAAAAGAGTTTATGACCCAATCTGCTGTCACAAAACTAGCAAAATATGAAGAAATGAGTAAGCCGGAGAAGGAATTCACGTACTTGGCTTCTGGACCGGGAGCTTACTGGGTTGGAGAAGGCGAGAGAATCCAAACTTCTAAGGCTCAATGGTTAACAGCAAAAATGATTTCAAAGAAATTGGGTGTCATCATCCCTGTTTCTAAAGAATTCTTGCGCTACTCTGTAACAGATTTCTTCACACAAATGCGCCCTGCTATCGCTGAAGCCTTTGCGATCAAATTTGATCAGGCTGCGTTATTCGGTGTAGATTCACCGTTTGGAAAAGGCGTATCTGTATTTGAAAAAATCAAGGAATCTGGTAACACAATTGCGTTAAACTCACTTGGCAATCTATATGATGAGTTAAACGGGGTCATGGCTCTTGTTGAAGACGCTGACAAAGATGTAAACGGCTTTACAACAACACGCCGATTCCGTCAAAAGCTCCGCGGCACTAAGGACGGTAACGGCCTTCCGATCTTCAACGATGCGACAGGCGGCGCCACACAACAAGCCCTTGGCCTTCCGATCGGATATGTGGATTCTAAGTCATGGGATTACGAAAAAGCGGCATTACTTGCGGCTGACTGGAATTACACACGTTACGGAATCCCTCAAGGCATGGAATACAAAATCTCAGAGGATGCAACATTGACAACGATTGTCGATGCAGACGGAAACCCGATCAACTTGTATGAGAGAGATATGGTTGCTCTCCGTGTAACTCAGCAAGTCGGATTCATGACACTGACCGATGATGCTTTTGCTGCTATTACACCAGCAACGGAGGCGTAAGCTTATGGGGTACACATCTAAAAACTATAACACTAATAACGGCGACAAATTGGTGATCGGCGGCGAGCTTGAAATAAAAGAAGGCGCGAAGGTTACCGGGTTATCGGGTTCTGCGCCTGCTCCTGCTCCTAATACTATCACTTCGGAAATGATCGGCGACGGAGAAGTGAAAAACATCAATATCGGTGATGGGTCCGTCCAAAACCGTAATATTGGCACCGGGAGCGTTCAAACAAAAAATGTGGGAGATAAGGCAGTTACTTTAGCAAAACTCGGTGACGATGTGACAGCAAAACTATCTGATTTAGAGAATCGGATAAAAGCACTGGAAGGAGGCGGCGCATGATATGAAAGCATCTAACGGTTCCAAAACCATTGAATGCACTGAAAAGGCTTTTGAGGTGGTTTATTCTCACATTGGTTTTAAGAGAGTGGAAGAGGCCAAGAAGCCAGCTGCCGATCTTCTTGATATGACTGAGGCTCAACTGCAGAAGGTAAACAAAGATGAGATTATTGCTTTCTTGAAAGAGAATGAATATGATTTTGACCCTAAAGCGCCTAAAGACGAACTGATCAAGATTGTCTTAGGTGAAGAGTAGGTGATTCAGTGGACATCGCACAAGTAAAGCGAATGACAGAGATTAAGACAGATAGGCATGACGAATATTTATCTGAAATAGTCCCTATTTTGATTGAGTCTGCCAGTGATTTTTGTAGCAACACTTTCGACCCGGAGGCTTTGCCAGCTGGCGTGAAGCTTTTTGTTGCGAAGGCTGCAGAATATAACATGAATCCTTCTGGACTCTCGGGAAGAAGCATGGGGGATGTGTCGTATTCGTACAATACAGAATTTCCTCGGTACATCACTAAACACCTTACGCCATATCGAAGGCTGAGAGTTAAATGATTTATGAGGAATTTCCCCACGAAATCACGTTTCAGCGGATGGAAAAGGTGCCGGACGGTGGCGGGGGCTATGTTGAAAAATTCACTGATTATCTCACAACAGAGGCCTTTGTCGGTGGGATTACGTCCCGGGAATATTATCAGGCTCAACAGCTTCAGAACCCGGTTGATTGCAATGTGTATTTCCCGTATCGCACTGATATTGAGAAGACAATGCGGATCATCTACGAAAACAAGGTGCTGACTCTCAAATCAGAACCGATCGACCAGGGCGGCATGCATGAGATTATGAATTTGAAATGTCAGTTAACGGGGGTGCTGAAGGGCAATGGCTGAGGTGAGCGGCAGATGGGTCAGGCAGATGCAAAGAGCCACGAGCGAGTTCAGAAACCGGGTCATAGACGATATTAAGCAACTGGTCACAGACACGGCCGAGCTGATTTACAGCCATGCTGTTTTGAATGCTCCAACCGCCGCGATAGACGGGGGGAACCTGAAAAATTCAATTGAAATCGACTACCAAGAGGGCGGCTTACGGGCCGTTATTTCTGTTGGTGCCGATTATGCCGTATATGTGGAATACGGGACAGGGATTTACGCAGAGGAAGGCGGCGGCCGGCAAACGCCATGGGTTTATTATGACACCAAGCTTAATAGATGGGTGGTCACGCGGGGAATGCGGGCACAGCCGTTCTGGAATCCAGCGGTGGACGAAGGCATGCGGTATTTTGCCAGTCAAATGTGATAGAAAGGAGCTGTCATCATGCGATCTGCCCTGTGGCCGTTGCAGGCTGCTCTATTTAAGAGGTTATCAACAGACGAAGAGCTGAACGGGCGCGTCACGGGCGTCTTTGATGCAGTCCCGAAAGATCAGCAAAAGCCTTATGTGACAATGGGCGATGATGATGTATCCCCATTTAAAACCAAGACATCCAGCGGTGAAGAAATCAATGTGGTTTTACACTGCTGGTCAGGTTACAACGGAAAAAAAGAAGCAATGGAGATTCTGAGCCTCATGCTTCAAGCGTTAACAAGCAGGCCCCTAACAATAGAGGGCTTTTCTTTATGCCGTTCTGAGATGCGCAGCATGCAGGTGATCACCGATATTGACGGTTACACGCGTCACGGCATTCTCAGAATGCGCTTCACAATAAACAACTGAAAGGATGAAGAAAATGCCGGATTTATTGAACGGTAAAGATGAGATTTATTTTGTGCAGCCGATGGATGCACAAGGGACAGATGGGCTGTTCATCGCCTTTCAAACAGAAGGGTCACACACGAAAGAACAGGACACGCTGGACGAGTCCACAAAATCAGGCCGTATTGTCGGTTACGGTACAAAAAATGAAAGCTTTGAGCTGACTTTTTATGCTGCTGTGACCGATCCAGGGCAGGAAGCGATCGAAAATGCTTTTGATAATGAAAAGGCAATCAAGGTCTGGAAAGTCAATAAAAACAAAAATAAAAATGGAAAGCACAACGCAGTTTATGGTCATGCAATTATTGAAAGTTTGGAAGCGAGCCAGCCACAAGATGGTTTTGTTGAGACATCCGTTACTCTTCCTGTACTCGGGAAAACATACAAAGGCGAATTGCCTCCACTATCGGACGAAGTATTAGCGGCGATTGAATCCTCCGCCGGCGCGACTAAATTTGAGGAATTCGGCAGCACGACTACGCCCTAATGCGCCCCAAAATCTATCGTTCACGGCTACGACTGACAGTGTGACCGTGAAATGGGATGCGGTAGATGGGGCAACTTCATATAAGGTATACAGGGGAGCGAGCAAGCAGCTGGACGCAACTGTCACAGGCACATCCCACACCTTGACAGGAATTGCGGCCGACACGAAACTGACGGTCAACGTCTCTGCTGTGAACGATGCGGGCGAGTCCTCAATGTCTGAGATTGTTACGCAAACACAAGCGGTTACGCCCTAACGTACCCCGCAATATAACTGCGAAAAGCGCCACTTCAAATCAGGTGAGTTTTTCATGGGATGCGGTGAAAGGGGCGACATCTTACAACATTTACAGATTTTACGCAAAAATAGCGACTGTCTCAACGAATTCGTACACGTCGAATCTTAACCTGAAGCCGGATACCGCCTACATTTTTAACGTGTCGGCAGTGAACTCGGCCGGGGAATCGGAACGATCGGCCAATTTTACGATACGAACAGAAAAGGAATCATAGGGTCCGGGCTTCCCGGGCTCTTTTTTAACATACAAAAATAATCGGAGGTTTTATAAATGGCTTACTTAACTATCGGAGATAAAGAATACAAATCACGTTGCGACTTTGCTTTTGACAGATTGGCAAACGAAAAATACTCCACTGAGGACGAAAAGGGCAAAGGCGGCACAATGAATATTTACATGAGTCTGCTGAATGAAGAGGCTTCCTATCTTTCTGCTTTTTGGGATTGCGCACTTGCTTACTTGAAGAAAGAAAAGCCTTCAACTGAGGCTATTGAAGAAGCAATCATGAAAATCATTGATGAAGACGAGACAGGCGAGGCAATTGACAAGATGATCAATGAAGCATTCACGACACTGGACTCAGCGGGTTTTTTCAAAGGTGTGATCCGTCAGCGCTGGAAGATGATGGAGAAGATGAACAAAGGGAAGAAACCGGCTCCGAACGAAACACCGGAAATGGAAGCGAAACGGTTGGAGGACGAAGAGAACGGCAAGGAAGTCTTGAAGATGATGAAAGAGGCATACAAAGAGAGAACGGGATCGACTACGACCAAATAATTACGAACTCCGCACATTGGCTCGGGGTTTATGATGTGGATTTAATCATGTCATGGACTCCTAACGAGTACAAGCTTCTGCTCAAAGGGGCCAAGTTGCGAGAAATAGATGAATTGGAGCTTATGGCAAGAAACGCCATGTTTCACCGTTACGCCATGAATGAGAAGCGCCCCAAAGAAACGAAAATGTTTGATGCGAAGAAGGCCAGACGCCAATTGGAGCGCAATATCACTGGCGATAACGACAAATGGCGCAAGTCAGATGTAAACGAGCTCGGCAAACGAGCCAAAGGGGTTCAGCGGTTTAATGATGCAATCCGCAACCACTTTGCAAAATCCGGACAAGGAATGGGGTGAGGGAATGATCGAAAGACTGACAGCGATAGTTGAAGCGCAGACACGAAGATTTACTCGCAGCATGGATCGTGTGAATGATATGATGCGCCGGATGAATGATCATCAGACGGTGGAAATCGACGCAGAGATCGCAAGCTTTCAGGCCAGAGTGCGGCAGGCCGAACAGCAAATTGATAATTTTGTACATCGCCATGAACGCACACGGGTTGATTTAGATGCTGATTCAGATCCTCTCACTAGAGCTGTGTCAGAAGCACGGGCAGCTTTAGCTTCGTTGCGAAATAGAGTCACAACCAACATAAACGGTGATACTTCGAATTTAACGAGAGCGGTAGCAGTAGCCAGAACAGAGACACATTCCTTGCCAAAACGTGTTTGGATACACATCGAAGCCCGAATTGATCGGTTTGAAACATCAATGAACAGGCTCGCCAAAATCACTAACTCTGTTTCAACTGTCATAGGTCATTCGCTTGCCGGCGCCTTCACATCCGCATTGCCTGCAATTACTCCGGTTCTTGCCAGCATAACCGGAGTAATCGGGTCATTGGGCCCTATGCTCGGGGTGGCAGCCGGTGGGGTTATGGGGTTAACCAGTGCATTTGCAACAGCGGGAACAGGCGCGGCGGCATTCGGCGCCCTTGCTGTTACTTCAATAAGCGGTGTATTTAAAGCATCCGAAGACCTTTCAAAGCTGGAGGAGAAGCTGGACAATGCAACAAGCGCAAAAGAGCGCGCTAAAATCATGAAACAGATCAATAATCTGCAAAAATCTCTTGGAAAAGAAGAGAGAGAGGCATTAAAGAACCTCGAAGACTTTAAAGACAATTGGCGGGACATCGGTACGATGGTTCAAAAGCCGATCTTAAAAACATTCGGTATGTCTCTAAATACGTTTAAACTCGCGCTTAACTCACTGATTCCAATGTTTGACGGGCTGGCGAAAGAGGGCGTGGGACTGGCAAAAAGCATGGACAAGGCTTTCAAGGCTCCGGACATGCAGAGATTCATTTCCTATCTGAACAAAGAAGCTCCGAAGGCGTTTTCTTCATTCGGCCGATCTGCCGGGAATGTCTTACGGACAGTTTTCAATCTGATTGTAGCATTCGGACCGACCGGAAAGAGCATGACAAAATCCATCGAAGGAATGACCCAATCATGGGTGAAATGGTCAGCGAACTTGGGTTCCTCGAAAAAATTTCAGGCTTTCGTGGAGTATACAAAAACCAACGGACCAAAACTGCTGCAGATTATCAGAAACTTTTCGGGCGGCCTGACAAAGCTGTTTACTGGATTCGCTCCTATGTCACAAGACATGATGACATCACTCGTAGATCTGACCAAGCGGTTCAATGAGTGGGCTGGGAGCGTTACGAAAACAAAAGAATTTCAATCGTTCATTGACTATATCAAAACCAACGGTCCTACAGTATGGAGCACATTGGGGCAGATCGCAAAAACTATCATCAACTTGCTTGTTGGCATGGCTCCACTCGGTAAAACGATTTTGGAGAATGTAAACGGGTTTTTGAAATTTACTAATGCAGCGATGGAAGCAAACCCGGCAATCGGGAAGTTCATTGCGGCGGGCATTTCATTAATCGGTGCGTTAAGAGCTATTGTTCCGGCGATAGTAGCCGTCAGCGCTGTTACAAACGGCTTAAAGGATTTTTTAACTGCAGCTAAATGGGTAAAAAAATTCGTCACAGGAACAGAAGGATTCACACTCGCTAAAATGATATCGCAATTGAAATCCGGCATAGTTTGGGTTGGTAAATTCATAGCAGAGTACACAGTTTTAGCGGCGAAAACAACAGCTGAAGCGGCTAGGACAGCTGCTGCTTGGACGGCTATGAAAATATCGTCGTTGATTTCTGCTCTGAAGCGCGGCATCGTACAAATGGGCTTATGGATCAAGAATATGACTGTAATGGCTGCTCAATCAATCGCAAGTGCTGCCCGTACAGCAACCGCATGGACAGCAATGAAGATCACCTCTTTTATCACAATGCTGACAAACGGGATTAAGCAGATGGGTCTTTTCATTGCCAAAATGACCGTGCTCGCAGCGCAATCCATAGCACAGGCAACCCGCATGGCAGCGGCTTGGACGGCGGCGCAGATCAGCAATTTTATATCTTTGTTGGTTGCAGGCGGTAAGCAAATGGTTTTATTCGGCCGGCAACTCGTCGTACTTGCGGCACAAGCGGCAGCACAGGCGGCACGCATGGCGGCATCATGGGTCATCGCAATGGGGCCTATCGGATGGATTACGGCGGCTGTCATCGGTCTGGTTGCCTTGATCATCGCGAACTGGGACACGGTGAAATCGACTACAATTGCGGTATGGGGTGCTATTTCTAGTTGGTTGTCTACTGTCTGGACAGGTCTAAAGACGATAGCAACATCAACATGGAACGGACTAAAGTCGTTCTTCTCTAATGTCTGGAATGGTATTAAGAAGACTGCGACTTCAGTATGGAATGGCATTAAGAATACTATTACCTCAATTTGGTCGGGTCTTAAATCGGCAGCCGTCACAGCCTTTACGTATATGCGGGCGCAGATCGTTAACAGGATCATTGCGACGAGAGATAAAATGATCAGCATCTGGAATGCAATTAAGAGTAAAGTATCGTCCATATGGAATGCCCTGAAAAGTGCTGCAGTGACTGCTTTTACCTATATGCGCGCACAAATTGTGAATCGGATTATTGCAACCAGAGACAAAATGGTCAGTTTGTGGAACGCGATAAAAAGCAAAGTGACATCTGTCTGGAATGCTTTAAAAAGTGCAGCTGTAACAGCCTTCAACTACATGCGGGCGCAAATCGTCAATAGAATTGTAGCGACGAGAGACAGAGTAATAAGCCTGTGGAATACAGTGAAAAGCAAAGTGATGTCCATTTGGAACGGCATTAAAAGCGCGGCTTCTACAGCATTCAGCTACATGAAAGCGCAAATTGTAAACCGTATCCAAGCAACAAAAGAACGTATCGTCAGCATTTGGAACGGCGTGATGAAATTTTTCAAAGGAATCAACCTCAAAACCATTGGCCGCAACATCATCCAAGGCTTAATAAATGGTATCAGCGGCATGGCGGGAGCATTAGCAAGCAAAGTAAAATCAATGGCAAATGCTATTCCTAACGGCATGAAAAAGCTTCTGGGAATCCATTCTCCGTCAAGGGTAATGCGTGACCAGGTCGGCTATCACGTCGGCACCGGTATGGCAGCTGGTATTGATAAATCGCAGGGCAAAGTAAAAGCGGCCGCGGCAAAAGCAGCGAAAGTGGCTCAGAAGGCAGCTGAGGTAAAGGTATCCAATAAAATTAAGAACGCTGAAGTGAAGTATGACACCAAGAAAATGGGTGCCGATACGTATATCAAAACATTGCAGAAGATTCAGAAGCAAAACAAGCTTACCAGCGAGCAAAACCGAAAAATACAGCGCGAGATATATCAGGCATCCAAAAGCGCCTCTGATAAACAGAAGAAGCTACTGAAAGAGCAACAGCGCAAGGAAGCGAAGGCGAAGCTGGCGTATACCAAGAAAGTATCAGATCAGATTAAGAAAGCTGAGGCGAAATACGATACAGGAAAAATCAGCGGGAATACCTATATCAAAACGCTTGAGAAAATCAAGAAGAAGAACAAGCTGAATTCTGACCAGCAAATAAAGGTTCAACGGGAAATCTATCAGACTCAAAAAGCTATGACTGATAAGGCCAGAAAGCAGAAGGAAGCCGAAAAGAAAGCGGCTGACAAACTTAACAAGGGCATTCTTTCTGCAAACAATACTTATCTCTCAAAATTCAAAAAAGTGAATGATAAACTGACTGCCGATATTAAGGCGGCCAACGATGCCTATAAAAAGGAGCTGCAAGACCGAACTGACGCGATTTATAACGCCATCGGTCTATTTGACGATGTCTCAAGTCAAAATGTGAACGGCTCCAAGCTGACTTCAAATCTTAAAAAGCAGCTGGACAAGATCAAAACGTTCAACACTGACATCACAAAAATAGCAAGCCGGGCACCGAAGGCATTCACAGACGAATTGAAAGAAATGGGTGTCGGGTCAGCTGATCAAATTAATGCAATAGCCCGCATGACAGATTCGGAGCTAAATGAGTATGTCAGTCTGTGGAAAGAAAAGCACAAGCTGGCCAGTGACCAGGCTACCCAAGAATTAACCGGGTTGAAGAACGCGACGACTAAGAAAATAAATGAATTACGATCGGCCGCAAATAAAGAACTGGCACTTCTGAAAAATGACTATCTCCGCAAAATTGGGGAGCTTACAGTGGATGTAAAACAGCTTGGTTCTCTCAAAAAAAGCGGAAAAGCCATCGGGTCAAATACAATGGCCGGCATTATTTCTGGAATGAAGAATATGAAGGGCGAGTTGGCGAAAGAAGCAAATTCCATCGCCTCGACAATTGAAAAAACCATTAAGAAGAAATTGAAAATCCATTCCCCATCCAGATTGATGCGGGATCAGGTCGGGATCATGGTTCCTGCCGGTATCGCTCTGGGGATTCAGAATGGTATCGGCACTGTTCAGAAAGCTATGGGCGCCGTCAGTGATGCCATGACTATTCAGCAGGAGGATCTGAGTTTTTCATATGACACATCCATTTCCAGCAGCGAACTCGGCACGGTTAGAAAAGAATTGAGCGCGGACATCCGGAATCTTGAATTGCCTGACAGGATGATTGTTGTTGAGATGGACAGCAAGAAGGTCGGTCAGGGCGTAGAAAAACCGGTCACAGACGCTCAGAAAAGGTCGAACGCAAGGAGGACGAGATTTAATTGATCAATTATCAGGAACTGCTGCCTAATCAATGGAAAATCACGTTTGACGGCATTGATATATCACCCTTCTTTTATGTGAAGTCCACGGGCGGCCGGGGAGTGACCGGAAGAGAAGTGAATACAGCCACTATCGGGAATCGCCCCGGCGGTTTCCTGCGGAACACAAGAATTCCTGTAAGAGTCATAACCGTTGAGGTTCTTTTTGCCTTCAGCAGTGAAGAAGAGTTGAAGAAAAAGCAGGAGGAATTGACTTTTTTTCTGCACACTGAAGAGCCTAAACCGTTAATTTTTCATGATGAGCCTGACAGATTCTATAACGCTGTCTTTGAAAGCATTTCAGAAGGCGAAGAACAGGGAGGCTTTCAGACTGCAACATTGACTTTTATCTGTCCGGATCCAAAAAAATACGGCTTAGCGAAGGATTTTGAATTTGTTTCAGGTGTTCATACTATTACTAATCCGGGCTATGCAGCCGTAGACCCAACAATCGAATGCGTTTTTGAAGAGAAAGCCACTTCATATGAGGTGGCTCTTCTTAATGCTGATGGGTCGGTATCGAAAACGATCAAGCTGCTGTACGATTTCATCGCTGGTGACACACTTGTAATTGATTCAGCAAAAAGAAAGGTCACTTGCAGCGGTAATTTAATCATGACAGCACTTCAAATTCAATCAGATTGGTTTCTGCTGCCGCCCAGAACGCCAGTTAAAATCAAGTTCAGTCATAATAGCAGCATCAAATTTAATGAGGCATATTTGTAAGGAGGTCCGGTCATGGCTGACATTTATATACTTTCACCAGATGATAAATTATTGACAGTGCTGTCCAGCCACGGACGAGAAACCTGTACGTTCTGGGATGCGAAATACAAGGAAGAGCTGAACAAGGGCTCTTCTTTTTCTTTTGTAGCGGACGCCTCCCATCCTGACGCACGCTTCTTATTCGAAGAGAATCAAGTGGTGTTCAGAGATAAGGACGGTGTACTGCGTCTGTTTGTCATCAAGGAATTGGATGATGCAGACGAAGAAGGAGAGGTTAACACCCAGGTTACCTGTGAGGCTGCCATGATGGAGCTTGCCGAAACATTTGTAAAAGATTTCCGCCCAACTAACAAAACTGCTCAGTTTGTACTGGACAACGTCCTTTCTCGGTCAAGATGGGTGGCGGAAGTAACGGCGGAGCTTGGAGTGAATTCGACTACCTTCTATAAAAAAACAGCGTTGGATTGTATCGCTGACGTGATCAATATATGGGGCGGAGAGCTTCAGGACACTATAGAATTTGATGGAAATAAGGTCGTCAAACGAATCATAAAAATACTTCCCCGTCGCGGTAAAGACAGCGGGAAGCGCTTTGAGAGTGATAAGGATACAACGAATATCCGGCGGACCGTTATCAGTTACCCGGTGACAGCCCTTTGGGGTTACGGGGCATCCATAGCATCTACGGATGAGGAAGGAGAGGAAACGGGCGGCTATTCCCGTTTTATTGATTTCACTGAAGTAGAATGGAAAAAATCAAAAGGCGACCCGGTCGATAAGCCTTTAGGCCAGGAATGGGTTGGCGATCCGGATTTATTAGAAAGATTGGGACGCCTTAAAGATGGAAAGTTGATCCATCGGGAAGGCCAGTTCAATAATGAAGACATAACGGATCCGGAAGAGCTCTTAAAGGCCACATATAATCATTTGATAACGACTGCATGTAAGACAGAAATTAATTACGAACTGTCCGTGCAACTGCTCGAGAGCGTGCCGGGACACGAACACGAACATGTGGAATTGGGAGATACAACGATCGCAATTGATCGAAACTTTGCTATTCCAATCGAGACATCGCAACGCGTTATTTCAATGGAATACGATATTACCGACCCTGAAAATACTTGCGTCGTTGAGATCGGCCAATTTTTATCGGCATTACAAAAAGACGGTAGGCTTGAGCAGATTGAAAGTGTGATCGAAAAGAACCGTGGCACTTGGGAAAGCAAACTGGATGCCGGAGAGGTTACGGATGGCAGCTTTCCCGACAAAGCACCGCCCGTTCCGTCGAATGTAGTGATCAAACCCATGTTTCAGAATGTGGCCCTGAGATGGGACTATGATCCGTCCAGTTATATTGCAGCCTATGAGGTGTATGCTTCACAAGTAAATGGATTCACCCCATTAAAAGAGAATCGTATTTTTAGAGGCAAAACAGGCGGATACGAGCATTTTACGGGAGTAAATGAAGTTTGGTATTATCGCTTGCGCTCAATTAACACACGAGGCACAGCGAGCGAATTCACGGATCAGTTTTCCGCGACCACCCAGCGCATTCTGACTGATGATATTGTTTTTGGTGCGATCACAAAAGAAAAACTGGCCCAGCTGGCCGTTGACGCTGATAAACTTTCAAGAAACTTTGATGATGCTAATATCTTACCTGGCTCTCTTTTAAAATCTAAATGGTTCTATGATTACCCGGACACAAGCCACAGTGTTGAGGAAAAAGAATTTAACGAAATGACTGTTTCTCAAGTCATCAATGGAACAACTAGAATAGCTTTCGGAATATGTGGTAACAGGTCCTCGCCTGTTAATGTTCAAAGAATGGCATTGGTCAAAGATCAACAATATACACTGTCTTTTGAAATAAAGAGGAATAATACCACAGACATAAATTATATTCATTTGAAAAAAGGAAGTACTTTCATACAAATTAGCAGCAATGAACAGAAAGATATTTCTGCTTTTCCGTCTGATCAATTTATAAGGGTTAATATCAAATTTACTGCTCCGGAAACCGGCTCTGATTACACAATTGGAATCGGCGGATATAATCGAAACGGAAACACTGAGCCCTGTAGCTTTGTTATTCGTAAGGTACAGGTGCGCAAAGGCGATGTCATTTCTGATTATGGTTATAGCCCGTTTGATACTCAGCTGGTTGATGGTGTTATTGATGGCGACCACCTCCAAAAGGCGGTAATAGAAACAGCTCATATAAAAAATGCAGCCATAACAAGTGCGAAAGTAGCTGAAGCGGCTATCGGGACAGCGGCTATTCAAAATGCGGCTATCGCAAAGGCGCATCTAAAAGAAGCAATAATTGATTCGGTACACATCATTGACGGTTCAATAACAAACGCCAAGATCAAAGACCTTTCAGCGGACAAAATAAATGTAGGGACGTTAAAAGGTATCACGATTGAGGGGGTGACCATAAAAGGGGCCCGTTTCGAGGCGCTGACACAATCAGAAGATGCCGAATACTATATCGAAGGCGATAAGATTTACCAGTACACCAGAGACTCTCATTATGTTTACAACAAATTGATTGTTAGTTCTGGGAAAATAACGCAGGAACAAGGAAAGTTTTTTGATCCTGGTGATTCCTATAATGAAATCTACAGAACAGTTTCAATTGGTGATGGCAAAATAGAGCTCCGTGGCGCAGGCAAGCAAACCGCATATGAAACGGTTCCAACTATTTCAATGTATTCAGAAATAGGAGATGTTGGACAAGTTATAAGCCATTTTAATATGAAAATGGAAAGACAGGCAGCTGTTGAAGAAGACGCTTTTCTTCTTACTGCTACTACCAATCCTAAAAATATAGGAGAGCCGTTCACATATAACCGTTATCAGGCCCTTTTTGAAGGATCAGCTACTATTTATCGCTTTAAACCGAATAATTTAGATATTGATGTCCCCGGGGTCATTCGACTGAAATCAGGCCAAAAAACGATTGTTGATGCATCAGATTTAACGCTGCCATTGGGAACCAAAGTTGTAGCAGGGAATGCAAAAAATTGCGAATTCAAATTGATGGGTGGCAATGTTTCTACAGAATTAGAAAACGAGCATGGAGGCCTACAATACGGTTTGATGGTTTACTGCTTTACTTGGGACATTAAACTGCCGCCTGACGGAGGGGCAACTGCGTACGCACGCTACAATCGCATTCCTTTTGTTGATAGTTTTGATTATGCGCCTGAGAACGTTTTTGCGGCGGTAGGTACAGCGATTGGCGCATATTCTAATGCGGTTACGGTAGGATTAGAAAATATAAGCGCTAGTTCTGTTGATATTGGAGTGAGAGGGACCGGGACTACTGCCGGAGTTGCGGGAAAAACGATAAAGGTTCAAATAGTTATTTTTTACGAATCACAATAAGGGAGTAATTTTTATGATTGAAAAAAGGGATTTTAACATGAGTCTTTATTATGCGGATGGCATTGAAATAGAAGAAACCAGCACGGGAATTGATATAACTGCCGGCTCTATAAAAAAAGGAGACAAGACATATCCCATGGAGGCTGTTTCGTTCGATCTGCAGCCGGACGATACAACAAAAGTAGCGTATCAATTATATGTTCTTCATGATATAAAGTCGGATGAAATAAGCTATTTGCTTACAAAAACCTATGTAGAGCCTGACGGTTATTATCAAGGGTACAGTGGGAGCAAAAAGCTTATTATGATTCCAGTTCAAATTGTCGTTGATCCACAAGGCAACCGAGAGGGGCTTATAACAATCTACGTTCAAAATAAGGAGGGTGACAAAGATGAAGCTTGAGCCCGTGGTATTAAATATTGAAGCAAAAGATAGAGAAAAGGAAAAGACTACAGAGGAAAAGTTGCAGGAACAAGTCCTTGACCTTCAGAGGGTTTGCAATCTCTTAATGAATCAATAAAAGGAAACGGGGGGAGCCCATTGGAGAACCGAAGTGCTCTTTTCGGGTTTTTTGAGGATTGCTGGAAAAATGGAACTGTTTTGACCATTGAAATGAGAAAAGCCGTTGAGAAAGGCCGCATCACACAAGCGGAATATGATGAAATTACAGAAAGCGAACGCGGTAATGCGTATCCCGATCAAGAGTAAGGAGTGAAAGGAATGCAAGAAATGACAAAAGAGCAACTTCAGGACCAGTTACAAATTGCAGCATATAAAGCTGCTTCCCTACAGCAGGAATTGAATCTGAAGAATAATGAGCTGGCCGAATATAAAGCGCTATACACGTTTGCAGATAATAAACGCGAGGAACTCGAAAAGCAATTAAACGCGACAGCAGCGTCGAAAGAAAATATAGTGAACCAGCACCTGTAACTGAATAGGTGTTTTTATTTTGCCTCGAAGGAGGTGATCAAAATGGAGGGAATACATGTGTGGATGAATTTTGAAAGCTTACAGATCGCAAGAACATATCTTTTCGGGGAGGTGAAGTACCTTGACTTGCTTCTAATCCTCAGCATCTTGGATGTCATCACCGGCATTATCAAAGCGTGGAAAATGAAGCAGCTCCGGAGCCGCAGCGCGTGGTTTGGGTATGTGCGGAAGATGCTCAGTTTTATGGTGGTCATCGTCGCGAACATTATTGATACGATAACAAATTTGAACGGTGTTCTGACCTTTGGAACCGTTCTTTTTTATATCGCAAATGAGGGTCTGTCCATCACGGAAAACTTGGCGCAGATCGGGGTTAAGATACCAGCCGTTATCACCGACAGGCTTCACGTAATTGAAAGCGACAACGATCAGAAAACAGAAAAAGACGATCAGGCAGCTGGTTAACCCGGCTGCTTTTTTATATTTCAAAACAGAATAGGAGAGATTTTTTATGACAATTGCAGTGAAAAAGAGATTAGTCCCAAGCGAAGAATACAGCCTGAAATGCCCGAATCCAATGACGCCGGAGTATATCACCATCCATAACACAGCAAACGACGCATCAGCCGCGAATGAAATCAGTTATATGACGGGAAACAGCGAATCGACAAGCTATCATTTTGCCGTAGACGATAAAGAAGTAATTCAGGGGATTCCGCTGGACCGGAACGCTTGGCATTCTGGCGACGGTACAAACGGAACCGGGAACCGTAAGTCTATCGGTGTGGAAATCTGCTACAGCAAGTCAGGCGGAGCGCGATATCAAGCAGCGGAGGCGCTGGCTATCAAGTTTGTCGCTCAGTTACTTCAAGAGCGCGGATGGGGCGTTGACAAAATCAGAAAGCATCAGGACTGGAACGGAAAATACTGCCCGCATCGTATTCTGTCAGAGGGGCGCTGGGATCAAGTGAAAGCGGCCATTGCTGCAGAATTAGAACGTCTCGGGGGTAAAAAAGCACCCAAACCACAAAAAACAGAAACCAAGACAGGCGGGGTGACGTACACCGTCAAGAAAGGCGATGCCCTTTCTGTAATCGCAGAGAAAACAGGCGTAAGCATGAAAATCCTACAAAGCTTGAACGGCATCAAGAATCCAAATCTAATCAAAGTCGGACAGGTAATAAAGCTGACGGATTCGGCCGGCTCACCATCCAGCAGCAAGAAATCATCCTTCCACCTGCCGGCGGGTATTTTTAAAGTCACAAGCCCGTTGACCCGAGGAGAGGCCGTAAAACAGATTCAAACGGCGCTGGCGGCTCTTCATTACTACCCGGATAAGAGCGCAAAGAATTTCGGAATAGACGGCGCATATGGCCCGAAAACAGCGAATGCGGTCAAACGATTCCAGTCCATGTACGGCCTGACTGCAGATGGTATTTACGGGCCGAAAACGAAAGAGAAGTTAGAAATACTACTTAAATAATTAAAAAGGCCGTCTATAGCGGCCTTTTCCTCATCATTATTTTTACCATATCTGTCACGAATAAAAGTAATATTGACACTCTCCAGCAACCACTCCGCCTGTAAAAAGAACTTCAACACTTGTTATAGGAGGATTTGAGACAAAGAAACTATGGCTTTCATAACCGAGAATCCTGTTATCAGCTAGAGCGAAAGTAGATGATCCACTACCAGTAATTTTTTGAGCATTAGAATCAATTGCTAAAGTGAATTCGAACATAAAGGTAGAATCAAGATGCCATCCATTTCTACCTAGATAAAATCCTGTATCGTCCCATTCACCAGCACCATGATGCCCTCCCATATGAACGAACCCCTGGTATGAATTGGAATTATCTCCATTCAAACGAATAAGTAACTTTTGATCCGTCCCTTTAGCTGCCAATTCTCCTTTTCCGAAGATCTTGATAAAACCCTCCCCAAATGGCGAAGCTTGAGTGTACTTTGTTGATGTTGAATTAGAGAATGAAATTGTGTTTAAAAGCATTTTATTCCTTCCTTTCGTCTTAATTATTTGCAACTTCATTTTAATCATTTCCATAAAAGTAAAATAAATACAAATAAATTCACGGAAAGCTCAAGCCTGTTAAAGGGTTGGGACAGTTACATTGTTTTTGCTTGAACATGTACAAGCCCTTAAAAAAGAATTAGAAGCCGGCCGGAAGAAATACAGGCTGTATGATGACAGCCCTTCTCGAGACGAGGAGGGTTTTTGTTTGTCATACGTTTGCCACTTCCGATATATAAAAGCTAAGAATAAGTTGAAATTTTTACAAGATTTTATTGACAAAATTCCCAAAAAAGAATACTTTCAAAGAAAGAAAATTTTGGGAAGAGGGTCTAGCAATTGAATCTTAGAGACATACTAGTTATGGAGGTGCCTTCGGGTGCATTAAAGGAAGTCATTAAAGAAAGAAATATCGAATCCAAATTAAACTCTACAGAAGATATGGCTGCAGCTATTGCCGAAGATAATCCTGCATTTGGTTCCTATTTAGCTGATCAGTTTAAATACGCGGGTAGTACTGCAGTAAATTTAAACATTGCAATGAGAGGTGTAGAGGCTGCTTGGAGTCAAAAAGATTACTTTAAAGATAAACTCCGGGAAAGATTTTCTGCAGCTATATTTGATGGGGGAATCAGACCTAACTTAGAAAAGACACCGAAACTTATTAGTGCTCATGATCTGAATGATAAATTAGTTTTGGCTTTTTCTTTCTTAGGACCTGCAAGAAGGTTTCTTGAAAATTTTCAGATTGTTTCTCGTAGCCCTCAAATGGTCGATTATGTTATAATTCACTTCTCTCCATTTGCAGTTGAGGTAAGAGCCTCACAAGATCGAAATTTGATGTTTAGGGATTCAGTTGCTGAAATAATGGGTAAAAAACCCGAAGATATAGCTTGGGAGAAAGCTACCAAGTTAACAGAAGAACAGGCGAACAAATTAGCAGTGCGTCTTAATGCTCGATTAAGATCTGCAAAACATAAAATGACTGAGGGGCCCTATGCTACAAAAGAGGTAACTGCAAGGACACAAATTGAAGACTTGCAATCAGATGAACAATATAGAACAGAGTTTAACAATCAACCAATGAAGAAAAAAACATTGCGTTTTGATTTTGAATATAGTTTTGGATATTCTGATACCATTTCTTATGAAGTTACCGATGAGGGTCTTTGGATAAGGTCTAAAGTGGGTGAAGAGGTCATATCGTATATAATAGGCGAGATAATGGCCATCAGATATCCAGTTGAAATCGATGCGGGTGTTAACAATGATGATGACTTATTAGAAGTTGATGGAGTTGTTAACAATGATGACTTATTAGATGAAGTTGATAACGAGATAAAAGTTCCACTACATACTGGAATTAGTGAAACTGAAGAAAACTTGGCTTAGCGAAGTGAGGTGTAGACAGTGCTTTTCATTATCGATGAGATTTTAGAAAATATGGTTAGAGAAGACAAAAGGTACTTCTCTCCCCACTATATTATTTCTGTAGCGGCGAATCAGGGAGAAAACTTAAGTCTTAAACAAGTAACTGAGTACTTATTAAGTCTAGTGCCCGCAAAACTACGGGTTTATTATGAAGTGGAATGCCCAAATGGAGATAGTGATTTTGCAATTGACTCACCTCATCAAAAATTAGATGAATTTAAGATATGTCACATTTGTAATACAGAATATATGCCAAGTTTAGATAGAGTATGGGTAAGTTTTGATTTTACACCAGAGTATAGAGCTTATATAAAAAAAAAGAGAGTAGTCCCGAAGGCAAGAAGGGACCTTCTATTAATTTAGGGGTTGTTGAAAATAAAAGTGTACAGCTTTCGGAACTCTTGCAAGCTGGAATAAGCATAGATAATCTTTTTGTTAATTTTGGAGGGAGTAACTACGTGAGTAAAAAAGAAAACAATGTTGGGCATATAATAGGAAATACGTTTGGGCCTGGTACAGTCTTCCAGAGTGAAGATGTTACACAAACTATATCAATTTCAAATTCTGAAGTATCAAACGCATATCAAGAAGTATTAAAGAGTATTAGTCAAATTAAAGATGAGACTGAAAAAGAACAAGCGGAAATTAATGCTGAGATATTGAAACAATCAATTGATTCTAAAGATTCCTCTAAAGGTTTGAAAGTGTTAAAATTTTTGCAAGGCGTAATTGGATCCTCAGCTGCTATTACAACTCTAATTAAATTTTTCACTGCATAAACACACCGTTTGGTGTGTTTATTTAATTCCAATTTTTCTTTTCAAGTCATTCAAAGTTGGATTCTTTCCATACAGATGCATGCTCACTATGATCTGATATACTTTCCGTTCAAAATCGGTCATTGCGATTCAACTCCTGCAAGGATGATATACGAACATTAGTTCTATTGTCAATAAATCTAATTTGGGGACAGTTGGGGACGAATTGGGGACCAACTTGTTCATTTTTAGCCAAAACAGAAGATTTTTTATCAGAAAGACTGGTCAGCAAACCTTATAAAATAAGGTTTCAAAATAAAACATCTGTTCGCATCAGAAGATAATCACTACCTTGACAGGGTAGAGGTCGCTGGTTCGAGCCCAGTCGGAATCATAGCCAAAACCCTTGCGTAGCAAGGGTTTTTTACTTTTTATTGAAACGGCTCTAGAGGCTTACATTATTCCAGTAAGAAGGGCAAGGAAATGGCATTGATAGCTATTATGCACTGAAAATCGAAAATTTGCCAGACCGTTCCTTATGAGTTCTCCAGATAGTAACTGCGGATCGAAAACAAAGTGAAACTTGAAGCGGGATTAAGGTAATAAAAAGGTCCCTTGAATTTCAAGGGACCTAAAGTTTAATCATCACTCTTATACCTTTGGGGGATCTTGTCTCTCCAGTCGAGTATAAGTTTTTTGAATTTTTCTGTCTCCATGGAGTTTCTATCGTTTTCATTTTCTGTATAAAGGTGTTCTATGACCGTTTGATCTTCTTTTATATATGCAACGGTGGTATTTAGTTGAATCTCATATTCTTCAGAGGAACCATCCAATACGTCTTGAATCATTTTCAAGTATTCATCAGCTTCATCTACCGAAACAATGTCTTCAATGAAATCAGAAAAGTATTCTAACTCTGCGGGGAGAACTACTCGTAAGTATCCTAAATGGTCTCTTTTACATTCAAATGAATATTCCATAATAAAATCAATCAT